AATCAAGCGGCGATGACCGAACAAGCGATAGCCGCACAAACTAATACGCAAGCGCAACTTCAAAATGCAACTTCTACCGATTTAAATACGCAAGCGATAAACACGGCTTCGGCTAAAACGTCTGCGGGTGGCGGATTTGGAGCGTTCAACATTTTGGGGTTCTTACCTATGCTTTTAGCGTGGTTATTTCAAGGCGATAAGAAAGGCGGTTCGTTAGTCAAATTTGCAAAAGGTGGTAGACCTACAAATGGACTTATCAAAGGAGCGGGGACAGGTACTTCCGACTCTATACTCACTTATTTAGAGCATAAGAGGAAATTTATAAGAACTTCCGATGGGGAGTACATCATAAACGCGAAAGCTACGGATAAATTGGGCGTAGGCACTTTGGATGCCATCAATAAAAATCCCGAATTATTCAATGAAATGCTTCTCGAAAAGAAAGGATTAGCGACAGGTGGCGGGGTGGATATGACTCCCACTATGAAACCTTCTACCGCTCAAACTTATAAGAGCTATACACAAACTAAAGCTCAATTATCTAATCCGAACGGAAGAATGGAAGAACTTATGGCGGAGCAGAACGGACTTATATCGGGGATAGGCAAAAACAATGACGGACGCATTGTGGTATTAAATACGCAAGCCGACTCTAACGCCGTAATGAAAGCTATTCACGATAACCCGAAAGCGTTTAGAAATCTTCTCGGACAGCAACAGAAACGAGGTTTTAGGTAATGGCAAATCCTAGGTATAAGTTTACTTTCCGAGCGGGGGAGGTAGACGGATATGGTAAATTCACGCTAGTCCCCAAATCGGGTATGACAAACGAACAAGTCTTATCGGACATAATTGCCAGCATTAAGGTAAGTGTAGCGGAAACCGCGTGGTGTACTCCGAATGATGTGACTGTTCAATATACACAATTACCATAAATACGAAAAGAGAATTTCTATGAATGTAACTAAATATATCGGTATACCTTACAAATATGGAGAGGACGGATATGGCGGTACGGACTGTTTGGGTCTATGCCGCCTTTTCTATCAAGAACATCAATGGAAACAAACCTTTCGAGATGGGAAACCGCAAGGGACTTTAGAAGATAAAGGTCAAGGTTTTAGACTTGCTAGGTATTTGACTAAACATTTTACACGAATTGAACAAAAAGACTTACAATATGGAGATATTTTGATTTTTAATGTTTTAGGCGACCCACATCTAGGTATATATATAGAAAACGGCGATATTTTAGCTATGCAAGTACCTTGTAATGAAATGAGTCGCTCAATGATATACCATAAAAGATTTTGGCAGAGAGCCTTTGTAGGAGCATATCGGAGGTGATATTTTGGCTGTTCACAATATAGCTAGTTTCGACCCGGCAAAAGAAGAATTGTGGGTAAAATTTACGATAGCAAGCGGGGCAGACCCGAAGTCATTTAGGTTAGTCGTTGCGGCAAAAGGAGGGTGGAATACCCACGTCGCTCTACTTACTAACTGTTACCAAGAAATACAAGATTTACATACTATAGCTTCGTTTTCTCAAAAAACAAGTTCGCCTAGAGGATTTATTGATTATGTTGACCATAAGTGCGAGGGGATTATTAACGCAGATACCCCTCAAACTTATTATTGGCATATCAAACAAGGAATTGGTGATGGTTATAGAGAGTTATACAAGGGCAATACTTTACTTTATAAATTGGAAGGGCGAACCATATACGGCGGTATTGTTACCTTACACGACGCTTTAGACTTTGACGCTTTTTCCGAATTTGAAATTCTTGACTCGTGGTCGCCTGAACCCGAACCAACGCCCGAACCCGAGCCTGAACCTGAACCTACTCCTGAACCTGAACCCGAACCGCAACCTGAACCTGACCCTATGCCTGACGAAGAGCAAGAAGATATTTTAGAAGAGCTTAAAATCTATCCGAGAGAATGTCATATATCTTTTGACTGGGGAGGGCGTAGACATAATTATTTCAATGGAGCGTTTCAAATAAACAGAACTCGTATCAGACCGAGAAAAACTTATGAAATAGTGGTTAGTGGTAACAAAAAAGACCGCGATTATCTTATAGACTTTTATAACAGGCATAAAGGGGCGTATAGAAAATTTATTTTTAACTATGACGGTGTGAATGAAATATGCGCCTTTGCTGAAAAAATAGAGGTAGAAGATTGTCGCGAACTTCAAGAAATAGTTGGCTTTGAGGTGACTTTGACTATAGAAGCTATGCAGGACACTTTAAGACCTATCACAGCAGAAGAAGGAGAGTATTTACCTTTAAAGCCTTTCGGAAATGTAACCGTACATACCGACTGGAACACAAACATTGTCGATATGGGGAAAAACGGCAGACAAAAGACATATACAGAGCCGAGAAGAGCTTACTCAATAAAGTTGACGGGGCATAGAAAGCATAGGGACGCATTTATAGAGTTTTACAGACAACACGGAAATCACGTTTCTTTCTTATTCCCTTATGATGATGAGGATATTGAAGTCATATTCCCTGCAAGTATAGAAATCGAGGATAAATTGGAATGTAGTCAAATTGTAGGCTTTGAGTGTGAACTTGATTTAGAAGAAGTACGAAAACCCAACAATGGAGCAAGCGAAGATACCGACCCTGATATAAAAGAGAAACGCCGAGTCAGTTTAAGAAATTTTGCCCATAATAATTACTATTTACAAGGCGAAGAAGCTGACGGTATTTATTATAAAGACTGTATGGATAAATTGTCGTCTTATATTATCACGGACTGTTATGCGGCTTTTGAGGACTCTGATTTAGAAGAAATCCCTTATCTTGATACGAGTGAATGTGAACATTTTTCGTATATGTTTAAGAACTCTCAAATAAAACATCAAGAAGTATTAGACACATCGAACGCTACTGATATGAGAGAAATGTATTATGGTTGCCAAATGGAACGGTTAAAAGAGTTTGACGTTTCTAATTTAGATAACGCAGGTCAATATGGCGGTGGATTTCTCCTTAATGGCGTGTTTGAAAATTCTAAAATGCGTATTATTGAAAGAGTAAAGTTAGGAACGGCGGGAGCTTATTTATTCATAGACGCTCACGAACTTCAACGAGTGATATATATGCAAACGAGCAAAGTAACGGATATGTCGGGTATGTTTTGCGGTTGCACAATGTTAAATTCAGTTCCTTCCATAGATATGAGAGTATGCACGAACGCAGACCAAATGTTTAGTGGTTGCGAAGGGTTGCCTAACGTAAGATTACGCAATACGGGTAAGTTAGAGGGCGTCACTTATATGTTCTATGACTGCGCGAGGTTAGTTGAAGTAGACGGATTAAATTTAAGAAGCGCGTATTATATAGATGAATGGGGACATAATGAGGGTATGGTTAGTATGTTTATTCATTGTTATATGTTACACGCTATTACTATATCAGACGATGATATGGAATATGAAAAAGCTAAAGAAAAATATATGTTAATAATGAAAAACTATGGTTTATTAGACGGTCGTTATCGTAATAGGTATATACTAAAAACCACAGTGGTAATGCCTAGTGACACTTACACATTCTATCGAGATGATTACAAAGAGGGGTGATAATATTGAATTTGCCAGTCAAAATGAATGAAGCTAAAGATAAATATTCAACCTTCTTTATTGAACTTTACACATTAGAACTACGAGGGGGAATTACTTATATAGCCGCTTGCGATGAGAACATATACTATAAAAGGAGATTATATACGGCTGTCCCATTTTCGAGAGGTGATATAAAAAGCTCTATGGACGAGCCTACGCAGGAACTTGAAATACAAATCGGAGATGTAAACGACGACCATTTAGCTTTTCTTATGAATGGTTTTGATTTCCGAGGGTGTAAGGCTACCTTGTCAAGAATACTCTATCCTGACAGCGTAACGACAGATACAGATTTAGAGCAATTTTTATTTTCGGGTTATATAGACTCCCCAAGTTTTGAGAATGGCGTTTTCGCTTGCACTATAAAAAACGTATTCCCTAGTATGAAAGCTCCTCAAAGAATGTTTGATTTGCCTTGTAATTCTTATTTTGGCGACTCTATATGCGGGTTAGATTTAAACACAACTAACGACATCGTAGAAGTCAATGGCGGTAATACCATAGTCCTTCAAAACAGTTATGAAGCGGATTTTTGGAAAAACGGCACGGCGAGAATAAACGGTGAGTCAAGAAATATAGTAAGCTCTAACGGAAATCAAATTAAAATCCATATCAATTTCTTGCAACAAAGCATAACGGGGGCGACAATAACTTTAGAAAGGGGGTGCGACAAGACGCAAGAGGACTGTAGGCGGCATAATAATCTGAAAAAATATACTGGGTTTCCTGCTATTCCTTTTGAGTCTGTCTATAGATGATGAAATTTGACTTACAGCTTTTCGGAAAAGGCGGCGGTAAAGCCGTGGGCAAAATCCTTGCGGGTTTAATAGGCGGACTGCTAGGCGGTTGGGCAGGGGCGATTATGGGTATATCTTTATTCGCTTCGATATGGGGAATGAAAAATAACAAACAACCCGACAGTTCGTCTGTGACAAGGTTCGACCGCTATCAAGAAACAATGTCAAGCGGTGGAGTAATTCCTATTGTATATGGCAGAAGAAAAATAAACGGTAATCAGACTTTCCACGAAACAGACGCAGACGCAAATACGCTTCATAAGCACGTTGTTCTTTGCGAGGGAGAAATTGAAGGGATTGCAAATATATGCGCGAACGGTCTTCTAGTACCTACGGGTGGGCAAACCACAGCAACGGTTCTTACAATTCAAAATACGAAATGGGAAGATGCTTGTTTAGAGTTTGAAGATAGGAATTTGACCTTTATATGGAATGGACAACAAAAAACATTGTCTTTTCCGTCTAAAGATGATATTCAAACGAGTGGAGAAAGCTACTGGGAATGGCAAGTGTCTATCCCCGCTCTTATTGCTTATGTAAATCGTTTGGGCGAAGGTTGGGAAGCGTTTCCGACCTCCACAACAAGTAATTATCCGGGCGAGATGAAGATGATACCCCATAAATCTGAAAATCGAGCTTTCGCGTATGCCGAGGACACAGATTTAACAGCAGATGAAAGAAGAACAGTTTTAGGCTATACTTCCGCAGGTGGCACAGTAGTCAAAGGTAAACCCGTTGAAAAAAATGGTTATATCTATATGCCTATTGACAATTATAACGATGCACAGTCATTCTTACCGGGGTCTAGTTATAACGGACATTCGATAGATTTCTTGCTTGGTTATCACCCTATTTGGAAAGCAACGGCAAGAGAAAACAATAACTGTTATTTAAATCCTATCAATTTTGAATGTGAAACCGTAACTGGCGGTACTGAATATACCTTCCACGATGGGGACTTACCCGAAAACTATGAGCAAGTCGGTTCTTACGCAAATATGGCTTGGCTTGATATGAATTTTGTAGTCAGCAACGAATTAAGCGGTAATCCTTCTGTAGACGCTATTATAGACGGACGAAGAATTTACGATACTCGGTTAGAAGATACTATTTATTCAACTAACCCTGCGATGTGTTTAAGAGATTTCCTATTATCGGAAGTTTACGGTTTGGGAAGGTGGATAAAACCCGAAGATTTAGATGAGGACTCTTTTAAAGAAGCCGCTAACTATTGCGATGAAGTTATACAATTTCCTCGAAGTGATGGTTCTATAGTATCGAAGAAAAGATTTGAACTTAATATGGTTATAGACTCATCTCAAAGGGCGTGGGACTGGATAGACTCAATGCTCGGTTGTTTCCAAGCCTATATATCCATAAATCAAGGCAAAATCCAACTCTTTATTGAAAAACCCTCCCCCATTGTGTATAAATTTGACGATAGTAATATCTTTGATTTAAAAGTGTCATCTACACCCCTTGAAGATACGCCTAACCAGTATAAAATTAAGTTTGTAGACCCCAAAAACGACTGGAAAACGGTAACAGCAGAGGTAAATGATTACGCAGACCAAAAAGAGCGAGGAAAAATAGTATGTAAAGAAGTCGAACTTGAAGGAGTGACAAGT